TGGCAAGGACAAAAATGGGAAGTCTATAAGAATGGAGTTGTTAAAAAATCGGAGGATAAAAACGATGGATAAAAAAGACTTACAATTATTTGCAGGGAGAGTCGTTGTGGAATCAAAAATTTCCAAACCTGCTAAATTGCAATTATTAAACTGGTTGCAAAATGAAGCAACAGAAGCTCAAATAAAATCTATGTTACTTGACGGCGAGCCATTTGCAAAATTAGATGAACAATCAATTGAAATTGTAAATAAAAGATTTGAAAAATCAAAAGTCTTTGCATTTGCTGATTCATTTGCTGGTTATACAGTTTTACCAACAAATGTTGTAGGAATCGGTGGAGCAGTATTAGGTGCATTTATTATAGCAAATGCAGCTAAAGGGATAAGAATACTTCTTTCATCTAAAGAGTGTAAAGATTTTCGTCCAGGAACACCAGGGCATAGAAAATGCGAATTAAATGTAAAAGTTAAAAACGAACAACTTAAACTTAAAGCAATACAATCAAAAATGCCTTTGTGCGCTAAATCTAAAGATCCTGTAAAATGTAAAGCAAAAGTTAAAACCAAGATTGATGAGATTAATGATAAAATTTCCAGATTAAAGAGCAGAATGCAATAAAGAAAGGAATTAACAATGGAGTATAAAGAAAGGATTATAGAGTTATTAAAAAGTAGTATGACAGAGAGAGGTTTTAAACTCTGGAAGGGGATCGACTCAATGCTTCCTGATACTTGGGGGAAACCAACATCATCAACAGGGAAGTATCATAAAAAATTGAATGGAGAAATACCTAACCAAGATGAGCACGTTTATCAATTGCTCTATTCAGCATCTAAGATAATGAGATTGTTTGGATATAAAAAGAAGACACCCGACGCTGATAAATTGCTAATGGCTATTGCGCTTCACGATACTATGAAGTATGGAGAATTTGGTTCTAGAAAGCATAGCGATAATGAGCATGATAAAAATAGCGCTGATATGGTTAATTCAAATAAAGAAACATTTCTGAGTCTTTTTACAGAAAAGCAATTTCAAGTAATGGAAGAAGCCATGAGGTTTCACTCTGGTCAGTAGAGTACTGATATTCCCAAACATAAACCTTTTTCATTTAAAGATTATAATCCAGAGACACTTTTTGTTCACATATTAGATATGATGAGCACAGCTGATTTAATTCAGACTGACGTGAGGGAATAAATGGTATTAGCATCAACAATATTAGTTCCGGAATTACAGAAGTGGTTTCATTCATTCGTTAAAGAATCTTCTGTCAATAGGTATGCAGTTCCTATGCCGATTGATATTGGAGATGTTTATCTCACTCCTGACTCATTTATATCCCTCCTGTTTAACGACGAATACGATACAGTAATATATCCACAATACAAATATTTATATAAACAAGAAAGTATTTCGTGTTGGCCAACTTTTGTTTTAACCAGACTTATGATATATCCCACTTGTAGTCGTTATCTAGTTATTGATGAAAGCGAAGGTACTAATGTATTTAATTTACAGCAAGATGATCTAACTCTGTTAGATGCTCTACTTCAATTTAGAACTGATTCAACTTCAGTTACTATTATTGATTCAGCAATTACTTTACTCGATTCAACGACAAATATATTATACGCAACATACGGAAACTTATCCACTTATTTATCCAAACTTATATTTTTATATTTAGATTTAGAGATTAATAGTAATTTTTCAAATTACGATAATACTAGCTTAGTGTCAAATGGAGATCCTTTAACAACTCTTTACGAATTTTACTTAATAGATAAGTATTTTGAGTTTATGACTTTAAGGGAATCGGATATTACAACATTTGACTAACAGGAGATAGAGATTTGTATTTTACAATAGATAGATTCTGGGACATATTATCAGCTATATCATCCAACGCGGAAACAGCTGCCGAAGGTAATCCTTTAACAGATGCCCTTGATTCTCTCGCTCTTGATGCTCAAGCTAAAGCTAGTAATTATTTTGATTTTACAATGGGGGGTTATCCACCATCTTTTGAAGATGATTGGGTTCGTTTAAGAACCTTTCTTTTAGATTGGTATTCAGCACATCAAACTATTTCTTCTAGTACATCAAAAATAACAGATCCACGAACTTTATCAAATCCAGATCTTGATGAATTGTTTAGAAGTTTTGGTTATCCATACTCTACACAATTGAGAGGACCGGATGATAATCCAATTGATTTAAAAATTAATTTCTTTTTAGATCTTGTTAATTTATATAAGAGAAAAGGAACTCCGCAATCAATAGTTGAAGTTCTTCAATATTATGGAGTAACTAAGTTAGATATTTATGAGTTCTTTATAAAGCGAAATAGTACTTCTTCTCTTATATTTGAAGGTACAGCTATTGCTGGAACAACGACTAATCCGTCTAAACTAGTATTTGAATACGAAAGATTAACAAGTACGGATCCTCATTGGTTATATACAGAACAACAAATATTAGATTTATATAATCAAAATGATATAAACCTTCCATCAAAAACACCTTATCTTGGAGTCCAACCGGTAGCTTCTATTGATGGTGCAGAAATCGGAATCCTTATCCGAATTGTGCAGGATCAATATAAGTATTATTTAGATAATGGAAGTCTTCCAACTGCTAATGCAGAAATAAGTGAAACTGGTGAAGTTGTTAGTTTGTTAGAATTGTATTTATCAATTATTTATATATTCAAAAAACAATTTAACGTTGGAGTTATTGGAGATTCATTTATTTGCTATGATGGAACTCGTAATGTTTTAACAGAAGTGACAGACATAATTGATGATTTTGATATTATAACTGCCAAACCAACAACTCGTGCTGAGATTCTAACTGGATTAGAAACATTTTATGACACATTCTCAAGAGAAACTCCAAGAAACTTTCTTCAACTAACTACCGATGCAGAAACTATCTTAACTGCATTGAATCCTACGTTGAAAACTGATTTAGATAACACAACACTAACTGATTCTGAATTGTTGTTTAGTTTAGTTAAAGACTTATCTTCTTGGGTTCGTATTAATTTGGGTTATGGTTTTGTTAATATGGGTTTCATTATGTTTGGTCTTGATTCATTTTTTGAAGATTTGAAACCTGTTATTAATTTCTTTAAACCATATCGAGCAAGGTTGTTATTACTTGAACTATTAAAAATAGACAATCCTTTATTTAATACAATTATTGTTGAAGATGAGATCGAAACTGTTAAAGTTGAATTTCCTATAAACGATTGGATAACAGGAAATGGAAATCCTTGTTGCACTCTTGTTGATATTGACACAACTGATTGTTGTACAGTTTGCCTTGAGGATTCAACTTCTGCATTATACTATTCAAGAGAGACATACGACTGTGGTTCATATCACGACATTGGCGCTGTAACTGATATTCTACAAAACGATTTCTTTCCTGAGATTCATGAGATAAGACGTGTATCTCTAATTTGTATTCCTCCAGATTTAGACTCAACAGCGATTGTTTTAAACGATGTAGTTAGTGGAGAACTAATCGCTGATGGTACGTCTACAATTATAGCTGACAGTACATCTCATAATTTATTTGTTGATGATTATACAGATGCTACTTCTACATTTACATATGAAATCTTATATGAAGAAAGGTCACAAGGTGGAAATGCTAATTTTGATGAGCCAGGAACCTTTGACTGTCCAACAGGATTTGACGAAGTTAGAATAATTGTTACCGGTGCAAATCCGATTTAAAAAATAGATACTATCTTATCTAACCGGTTGATTTCTCAGGACATATATCGGGACAACATTCTAATTATTTAGAACAAAATATAAAATCTAAATTGTTAGAATGGGAGAAATTTTTATGTCGCCATACAAAAATGAGATTGAAAAATTAGCAGATCAAACATTGCTAGATAATAAAGAGATTTGTAAAGTAGTTGGTTGTTCCATCAAAACAGTTTTTAAATATGCAGGATCATACGCAGACAGATGTAAAGCAAAAGCAAAAAAATCAGAAGATGATTTTGAAATTCAAAGAACAGTACTCCTACCTGATATCCACTATCCGCACATAGACAATAAAGTATTAGATTCAGTCAATCAATTTCTATTCGATTACGACCCCCACGAGATAGTTTATATGGGAGATCAACTTACGTTGGATTGTATATCTTTTTGGAATAAGAAAAGGCCATTATTAAAGGAGGGACAACGCTTAAAAAAAGACTATGAAGCGTTTAACAATAATATATTAAAAATCCATGAAAACATTACAGCTCCAGATACAAGACGAGTTTTTATAATTGGTAACCATGAAAACAGAGTTCAAACATATATTGAAGAAAATCCAGAAGTAGAAGGATTAATAGGAGTTGATGAAAATTTAAAATTAACAGAGCGTGGTTATAAAGTTATTGGTTTTAACGGAACTCATAGAGTTGGAAAACTATATGTTATTCATGGAAGATATTGGAATATGTATCATTCAAAAAGGACAGTTGATGAATTTCAAGGAAATGTAGTTTACGCTCATGTTCATAATCCACAAATGTTTACAAAGATTTCGCCAGTTGATTCTAAGGATTATCATATGGCGACTTGTCTTCCATGTTTGTGTAACATTAGACCGGACTACAAACGAGATGCTCCTAATCATTGGGTTAACGGTTTTGGTATTGTTGAGCATTTGCCCGCAACGGGATATTTTAATCTCTACACAATTATTATCGTAGATGGGTGTTTCATGTATAATGGTATTTATTATGGAAAAGATTTATAAAAATCTATGTGATTATGGTTGTGGGAAATATGCTCGATATAAGTTCAAAAATGGAAAATATTGTTGTTCTAAAAGTAAAAACTCATGCCCAGAAAATAGAAAAATCAGAGGATTAGCAAGAACAGGGATAAAACATTCTAAAGAATCAAAAAATAAAATGAGTGAAGCAAAGATGGGGTCTAAACATAGACTATATGGAAAAGAAAGAAAACCAGAAACTAAATTAAAAATAGGAAAATCCAACGAAGGAAGAGAAGTTCCAGTTGAGATTAGAAAAAAAATTAGTGAAAAAACTAAAGAAGGGATGAAGAAAAAAGAAGTTATAACAAAAATGAAAGAACTTGGAGAATTAAAAAAATTAACAAAAGAACTAATAAATAAAAGATATCCTTTCTTTTCTAAAATTGAAGAAATGAGATATAATCCAGAAAGTAAAAAAGAAATTCAAGTTAGATGTAAAAATAGAAAATGTTCTTATTCAAAAGAACAAGATGGTTGGTTTACTCCAACTTATATACAATTATATGAACGAATTAGACAACTAGAAAAAGATTATGGTAATGAAGGGGGTTATTTCTATTGTTGTGAAAATTGTAAAAAAGAATGTGTTTTATATGGATTAAAATCTGATCCATTTAAAAAAAATGACAAACATTATAACGAATTTGAATATCAAATTTTTAGAGAATTTGTTTTAGAAAGAGATAATTATATTTGTCAATTTTGTGGAGAGAAAGCTATAATTGTTCATCACGAACGTCCACAAAAATTAGAACCATTTTTCTCTTTAGATCCTGATTATGCTTGGAGTTGTTGTGAAAAATGTCATTATGAAAAAGGTCATAAAGATGAGTGTAGTACTGGAAATTTATCTAAAAAAAAATGCTAAAAAAAGAGTGGGGGGGCCACTCATTACTAGGATAGACTTTAAAGGGTGGTCTCCTCTAAATATTCCCACTAGCATATGCCCCCACTCTTAAAAATGCTATAACTGTTTCCAGCTAAGCATTTTATATCTGAAGTAATTTTCATATAAATCCGAAATTACTTCACAGTTGTAAACGATGTCTACGCTTCCGTTGATTGCGATTGCATCGCCAAGAGCAACGACTGAACCTTCAACCATGGTAGCATTACTAGCACCACCACCATTGAAAGTAATATCCCCGTTCACCAAGATCAAACCTTTCCATTTCAGATTACCCGAAATTTCAAGATTCCCTGTGCAAACCAATATTCCACTTCCTTCAACATTCTGACTGATCTTTGCATCTTCCATATCAATCACAACAATCGAATTAGTTAAATTGGTTCCAGCTGGAAATTTATTTCCCGGTAGAGCGAGAATTTGCTCATCAGCCTGCTTGATCAAATTTTCCATCAGCAGGGCAAGAGGATAGAGTCCGGAAGTTTGCTCATACGATTTTGATTCACCCGTATTCCCATCATAATCAATGTTAGGCATTGCAACATGATACTTGATATCTGGAACAGCAGGGCACGAATAATCGCTATCGTAATATGATTTTCCGAATAACGAATCATCACTTGGTCCTTCTCCAACGATAGCACCAGAAACACCGTTGCCATTAACATTAGAGTGTACCCAAAGAGCAGCTTCTGGAATGACGAATGGCGGTAAGGGTCTGTATCTAGCTTGAACCTTACCATTCCCCCCACGAACATGAGTGCCATCTGAAGTGACAATCTCGAGAGGACGACCATTGATCGTGTTTACTTCCCAAAGGTAATCTCCATCGGAATCACCGTATAACAAAACTTCTCCATCCTCATTGACAACGTGATTGATTTCAGCGGAGTAGGAAGTTTTGTTTGATAGATTCCCATTGACTATTTCTGAGAAGTCAGGATTTTTATAGTCGTCTGATTTGACTCCACCATTCTGCAACCATGCAACCGAATGAGCTAAACCAGATTCGGCTGCATAGAAATTCATATGATATATCTGACTGTTGGTTGTAATATTCAACTCGTTGGTTGAAGTTTGAATAGCAGAAATACCAATGATGGTAAGAAGACAAAGAACTAACATGGCGCTAATCATTATGTAACCTTTTTCGTTTGTCATTGTAATTACCCTCCTTTAATATTAATGTTTATTTTAGGGTTTGAATTGCTTGAAACTTGAGTCCATCGTTTCATACTTTTGTGGAGTTTGTGAGAAATGTTTAATTTTTTTAATAGCTTTTCCAGAAAATGCATGAAGCGAAAGCAATGCACAGAAGAACACAAATACAAATAAAAGATTTCTCATTCTTCTACTTCTTTGTTTTAAATTCATATTACCTCCTTTTTGGTTAATAGTTCCACGGTGGGCATAGCTCTGAATTAATCTATGCCCACAAAGGACTTATTATTTTTTAATACTCCATGTAGCTGGTTCATTCATAGCAGATAACTTACGTACAAATGTAACAGTAGTTTCTTTGAAAGCTATCTGTCCTCCGGTTGGAACTAACGTCTTCCATGTATAGCTCTCGATTTCATAATTACATGAATCGAAAACTTTTTGATCATCAATCCATCCGGTGTCAAGTTTTGTAGATGTCCAACACTTCATTTCTCGACCATTAAGGTCAATTATTGTCATGTTGATTCCCACAGATTCTGCATTTTTATTAAGTTTCATGACTGTGGGAATTCCGATTGCCACCAGAATAGCTAAGATAACTATAACACACATTATCTCAACTAAGGTAAATCCTTCTTGATTTTTCATTATTCCCCCTTTTAATATTATTCTGAATAGTCACAAATTCTTGGGTTTTGAACAATACTGGTTCCATCCTTGAAAAAGACATAATCAATGCAGTATGTATGGCATTCTATATTTGTTGTTGATAGATCTGGAGATAAAGATAATCCCACTCCCCATCCTGAGCAAACTACATTCACGACTACACCATGAAAAGTAACAGGCCCATGATCGGGAATAATTACAGAAGAGGAAGAGGTTATAAACATAATCATTATTGAACAGATTATTGTTGATAAGAATTTTTTCATACTCCTCCTTATTTTTTAGGTTTTGGTAATATTTCCACGGTGAGCATAGCTCGGAATTAATCTATGCCCACAAAGGACGTATTACATCTGAATCTGGATTTGTTCGCCAGATTGGCGATTTACAATTTTCAGCTTGAACGATTCATCTTCATTCATGGAGGTTTCATAAACCAAAATCATTTTATCATTCATATAATGTTTCTTTTGTCCCAAATGAATTTTGGTTATGGGGAGGTTAGATGGGAGACTAAGAGTTTGGGTGACGTGAATTGAATCTCCGGAAGTTTTGAACGTATCTGGGTTTCTTTCCAGACCAACCAGATTGGCATATGATCCCTGGTAACATTTTTCGATGTGCCTGTCACAGAAATCACATTGAACCGAATGTTCCGTTAAAGTTGATTTTGGTAACTTTCTTTCTACTTGACATTTTTCACAGTAATACATAGTCATTCTAATCCTCCTTTATAATAGATTTGATATTAAGTACACAGTATCCAGCAAGTTCTAATTTGGTAATAAACTTTTCGACATTTCCAATTTTAATTTCTTTTGTAACCGCATCTGAATATTTTACGAACTGTATTTCATATTTTTGTTTATCCATTAAAACCTCCAAAATTTAAGGTTGTTTATAGTTCGTTTCTTTCATTTATTTATATATATAGTCAGAACAAATATACATGATATATCCCAACTGACTTAAAGAAAATTCTGAGGTCTTAGTCAGTGACCTATAAAAGGAGACATTACAATGACATACAAAGATCGTTTCGTTGCAGAAATCAAATCAGATGGTAAAATTCTTAGAGTTAAAGACGATACCGTCTACCTACCTTTTGGTTCGGAGTATTCTCTTTTATTAAAAAATTTGAATACTCGTAGAGCGTCCGTTAATATTGAAATTGATGGGCAAGATGTTTTAGATAACCATAGTTTAATTATTGACGCAAATGGTTCAACTGAGTTAATGGGATTTTTGAGAGGATCGGCAGCAAAAAACAGATTCAGATTCATTAAAAAAACAAAACAAATTCAAGAGTATCGTGGAGATAAAATTGAAGATGGACTTGTTAGAATTGAATTTTCATTTGAAAAACCTTATGAAAAACCTTGGATTGAGAAAACAATTAAAGAGGTTCATCATTATTATAATTCTCCAGTGGTATATACATATCATACCACACTGGATTGGAGTTATAATAACGATTTAACTTCAGGAGGTAACCTTAGAGGAATATCTGTAGAATCTCAATCGTTCAATTGTGCAGTTGATCAACTTGGAGTTACAGAAAACAGTTTAGGAGTTCCACAACAAGATGAAGGAATTACTGTAAAAGGATCTGAAATAAGACAAGATTTTAGATACGCTTCAATTGGTGAGCTGGAAGATTCAGAAGTTATAGTTATAAAACTTCGTGGATTGATGAGTAATGGAGTTAATATCAGTCAGCCACTGACGGTTAAAACTAAATTGCCTTGTCCATCTTGTGGAACAAAATGTAAATCATCATCTAAGTATTGTTCCAAATGTGGGACTTACTTAGAATAAAGCATTGGGGGATATAAAATGAAAAGTAAAACTTTTAAATGGTTCATTATAGGAATTATATTAGTTCTACTTGGTATTGGGGTTTATGTAAAATATAGCGGTATTCCTTATACACCACAAGATACTACAGTAGAAAGTCAAAGCGGTACTGATAAGTAACCCGTGGCCGGGGAAGGGGTGCAGATAAATAAGTAGAGAAATATGGCTCTACAGTCTGCACCCCATTTTTTCGTTTCTGAGTTTCTAATCTTAAAATCTTTTTAGAACAAAATATAAATCTTATCCGCTTATCGCCAACATTACACTGGAAGGAATTAACATTATGGAAAAGAAAATAAAAACAACTGAGGTTGTTGCTTATGATCGCTACGGCGATGAATGTTTGTCAGATGGATTTAATAAAAAATCTTCATCTGAAAGAAGACCAAGAGGCGAGGTACAAATCTTTGAAATAGATGAGAATGGCAAAAGAAAGCTCGTTCAAAAAAGTAACCTAGTTGTTTACAACGGAAGAGAAATTCTTGCTCAATTGTTAGTAAGAAAAGATAATGCTTTAGATACTAGTCACAGTAACTCCAAAGATCATTTTTTAAGCTGGTTTGGTTTGGGCGATGGCGGAGTCTTACCAGCAGATCCTTTGGATCCTGTTCCACCAACACTATCAAACACAGATTTAAATTCTGCAGTTGTTATAAACGCAACAGATTCAACAGCAGCAGATGGTGGTCTCAAACACCCGTTTGACCAAATAGAATTTGAGAGGGATCCTTTAAATGATGATAAGTGGTTAACCTTAAAAATAACAGTTACTATCGGAGTTGATGATGCAAATGGAGAAAATATTAGTGAAGCAGGTTTGTTTACAGCAGAATCTTCTGCTGGAGGATGGTCTGGGAATTTCTATTTATTTGCTAGAGTTACATTCTCATCAATTGTAAAGACTACTGATAGACGACTAGTTTTTGTTTGGTACCTGTATGTTTAAAGGATATTTGAAAGTTTAAAAGAAAATTTGAGAGAAAAGATTATTAAAGTTTAGACCTGGAGAGAAAGGAAACAAGTTATAGAGTTAGAAAAATTAATTTATTATGGGAGGGTATTAGAAATGGCTAACGTTTCTCCGGGTGTTTACACCAAAATTATTGATTTATCTGCCTTTGTGCAAGCTGTTCCATCAACAATCGGTTTCTTGGCAGGACTTACACATAAAGGTAGGGATAACGAACTCATATTTTTGGGTTCAAGAGCTGAACTAATTTCAGAATTTGGCGAACCAAATATTACCGATTTTGGAAAAAGTTATGGCCAAGGTCCGTACATCGCATACAATTTTCTAGGAGAATCTGGAGCATTGTATTGGATTAGATGCTTACCAGATGACGCAGCATACGCAAATTTAAGAATTGATTTTACTGTTGACTCAACTTCAGCAACAGGAGGATCAATTCAGCTTCGTTATGTTACTGGGTTAAATGATGATCAAGAAGTTGTATCAAATCTAGAAACATCTGGTAGTGTTCAACCTGTCTGTATGCTAAGACCAATAGGAAGGGGTGATTATTATAACGCACTAGGTGTTAGAATTACAGAAAGTTCAAATCCGACGCTAGATGGTATTTATGTTCTTGACATTTATGAAAAACAGTCAGACGATGATGAAGTTATCATCGAGTCATTTGAAGTTTCGTTTGATCCGAATGCTGTTGACTCAGCTGGGGATTCTATATTTATTGAATATATCTTAAGAACATATTCATCTGTATTAAGAGCTAATATGGTTTTGACAAATGATGAATATACTGATGGATATAAAACAGCAGTTAAATCATATGATAAAGAAATCGGAACAGTTACTGTTACCAAAGCTGTAGGAACTGCTGCAATCAAAGACAATAAACAAGATTTCTCTGAATGGCAAGCGACAGCAGGAACTGGTGATTATGTAGTTATTGCAAAAGACGGTAAAGGTAATGAAATGTGGGGTTGGATGGGAGCAGCTTTTGGATCTGATTCGGAAGAAATCAGAGTATATAAAGATAAAAACTTAACTGATCAAAATTGGAGTGCTTACTCAGCTGCTGATGCAACATCAACTACAAGCGTTTATACATTGTTTGATATAAATTCGACAGTTACTTATCAAATCAAAAAAGCTAAAATAAGTATCGCTGATGGTTTTAGTTCATCTGAACCTGCTCCTTTGAAGAAAGGAACAGAAGGATCTCTATGGAGTGATAGTGGTATTCTTGATACAAGTGTTGCAGAAAATCTACTAGAACAAGCATACTCTGGAATTTTAAGTAGTAGATATAACATTAGCGGAAGTGATACAGAATATGTTGATCAAGTTCTGGATACAGAGAATATTTACTTCTCACTCGTCTTCGATGCTGGTTATCCAACGGATGTTAAAACAGCGATCAGCACTCTTTGCACAACAAGAAAGGACTGTGTTGGTATTCTTGACAATGGAGATAACGTATCTGTATCTGCTGCATTAACAAAACGTACTACCAGTCATACATATAACAATTACTATGTTTCACTATACGAACAATATACAAAAGTTTCAGATGCATTTACAGGGCAAGATGTATGGTTCTCACCAATGTATCATATGTCATACTTGTTACCGAGAAACGATAATGTTGCCGAATTGTGGTTTGCAGCTGCTGGATTCAATAGAGGTGCAATCGACAATATAAAACAAGGTAGATACAATCCAAGACTTGGGCAAAGAGATCAAATGTATCTAAAACAACTAAATCCAATTGTTAAGTTCTCAACTGGTTGGGTTGCTTGGGGTCAATTGACAGCTCAAGCGAAAGCAAGTGCATTACAAGACTTGAATATTGTTAGACTTGTTCTATACTGTAAACGAGCTCTTGAGCAATTCTGTCGATTCTTCATCTTTGAACAAAATGATCCTATTACATGGGGTCAAGTGGGTGGGGCAATTACAGAGTTCTTAGAAGTAATTAAAAATAAACGTGGTTTAGATTCATACTCAATTGACGTAGGAGCAACTGATTATGAAAAGAAAACCAAAACATTTCATGTTAATATTACTCTACAACCAACGAGAGTGGTTGAGAAGATTGAACTAAACTTCTTTATTAAATAAGAACCAAAAAAAGGGACGGCCATTGATCATCTGGTCGTCCCTTTTTTACGTCGTTAGTCTAATAGACCGATAGAATCAGCTATTTCCTGTCGATCTAAATTAATGTCGTCCAATTTCAAAAGAGCTTGAACTGCGTTCTCCAGATAAAACTTCTTATTCTGAATCAAAGGAAAAATATTTACTATATGAACTGCCATTCGATATTGGTCTTTTTGAACTAACCCAACAAAACTATCAAATGCATTTTCCCTCGTTCCGCTAAATAATATATTTTTGAAACTGAATTTTTTGAATGATTCGACTATAAGTCCAAGATCATCAAGACACATTAAATATGCTGCAGCAGAACATATAGCTCGCATTTCATCTACTGCTCTTGAAGACATAGGAACATATTCTACTTGTAAATATCCTGTCGTTTTTATAACTGCATTTGTTTTGTTAATAAGTTCTATACTAATTAAATCCGGATATTTAAAAATACCCATTCTTTCTCGCATTCCAATGTGTTCTTCAATAATGAAATCTTCCGGAATTGCGATGAAATCTGTAACATGAAGCATTTAGAATCCTTTCTAGTGGTGACTAACCACTATATGGGGAACAGCACTGAATGTTCCTCCATGTTCCATATCAGAAAAGAACGAACCATCGTCGTCACCATAATTAAAGAAATATAGATATTTTCCCTTTGTTTTTTCGCAAAACTTTTTAGCGACTTTTTTGGCAGAGGCCATACGGTATATCGAATGTTCTTTCCATATAAGATCTTGTTCAAAATCATTCATTTCATCTTCTTTAATATTATGTCTAATCATAAAATCCGATTTGAATTTATTATAAGAATCATATTCTTCCCAACCTAATTCTTTTTCAATGTCGGGTAGATATCCAGATTCTAATTTTTCTGCAACCAATTTTATAACTAGTTGACTATCTGGATTTATTTTAAACGCTTTTGAATGAAATCTTCCGGAATTGCATTGACTTTGAATATCAATGAATACTTGTCTAGCTTTTTTGGGGTCAGATATATATTCCTCAACGTCTTCTAAAACTTTAATCCTTTTTGGCCAGGCAACAACAAAAGACGATGAACTGGAGTTAGTAATAAAATCTACTTTAATCTTCATTTACAATCTCCTTAAAGTCCCAAAGGACAACAGTCTTTATTGAGTCTTAAACTTTTTCTGAATTTGTTAAAGTTATCACTTGTATCCCAAATCTTGTGTAGATCATCAGTATTGTTATTGATTGGGATACTCCATTTTTCTTCATCGGCAAAACTACACGGCATGAACCTCATATCCGGAGTAATGTATGCTGACATTCTAGCAGCTTCACATGTATCAAGAGAAGCTCTTTGAATTTTAGTTGGCTCGCCGTATTTTAACATATGATTTACCAGGCAGCTATCCATTCCGATTTTGAACTTTGCTTGTGGTTTGAATATATTCATTGCCAACTCTTTCATTTGATATTGTGTTGGTTTCCAATCTAATTTTTCCCCCGCTCCATGTGGTTTGAATAACAAGAATATTACAGCATTAAGTTTTGTAATATCAACTTTTCCGTTCCATATATCGACTCCATTTAAAATATCCATTGTTAAATTATGAGTCAGTTTGGAGTATATAAAATGGATGTTTGTCTTTACTTTATTATCTATAAATTTTTGTATTGCATTGAATGTAAAGTTATTGGTTTTTAAGTTGTATATTTCCATTTCTTTATATTCATATTCATCATTGGCATCTTCTTCAGAACAAACTTCCCACTTTTTACCATTCTCATCTGTTATTGTTTTTTCTTTTAAAAAATCGTTTTCTATGCTCATCTTTTTTCTCCGAACTCTAACTTTTATTTTTCGTTCTGAGAAAATTTGACTGACAGCAACAGCACCACACATTTTTGAAATATCTACTTGCTCATCTGTTAATTCAATTCCGCTTGTTGTGTAGTTAGGAACAACATTTTTTTCTCTGCAATATTCAATTATCTGTTTAAAATCTGGATGATGATTCGGATCTCCTCGTCCTCCTAAGGCAATTTGATTTGTACTAAGAGATACTTGATCAACAATATCCTTAAACATTTCTAAAATCATATGAGGTTCCTCATAATCTCCTTGATAACAAAAAGAGCATTTGTTTTTACAATGACCCATAATACCAATATCTAACAAGGACGGCATTTCTAATTCAAATGGATCCGGATTGCCGTTTATACCTCTTATAAGTTCGAATCCACTTTTTGTATTAAAATAAATTTCATACTTTTTCGTTTTAACATGCTTATCATATTGAGAAATTATTTGAACACCATCATCATTTATCTTTAATATCTTCATCTTTTGTCTCAACTGGAGTTGGCATCTCATAGGATTCTGTTTTGAAAATATCCATGAAATAGAAGATTCTTTGAATCCCGATTATAGTAATTAGTAAAAACATAAATGCTTTACCTGTAAGTATAAGACCGATCATAAGTCCTATCGTTAACGCCCCGCTCTTTCGAATTGGATCCGTCATCTCCCACTTTTCATTTACAGTTTGAATTAGTTGTTTCATTTTGTCAATTACATTTTTCATTTCCATTGATTAAAATTCTCCTTAAAATTTAGTTAAAAAAGACACAACCCTTTCCTATTCATTTATTAATATATATAGATTAATTTTTTAAACGAGATATGGACATTTTCTTAGAACAAAATATAAACTTGATGCTTACTTAACGGAGTTTTGAATTTATGAACTTATCAGACTATTTAGAAAAAATACAGGCTGACGAATCTATTTTTCCAATGGATTCTCCAAGCAAAAAAAAGAAAAAAGTTCTCCGCTACTATTCAGAAGTTGAAGGTAATAATGATAATACTAAAAGAGCAATGATTGATCTAGATGGAACAATTCATAAATATTCAAAAGGATATCAGGATGGAACTTTATACGATGATCCTTTTGACGGTGCGAAAGAAACTATTGACTGGCTCAAAAATATGGGATTTGAGATTATTATTTTTACAACCAGAGCTTCAAAAGAAAACGCAGAAGAAATGGGCGGAGATCAAGTAAAACAAATACGGAACATAGAAAATTACCTTACGGATAATGATATTTACTTTGATCGAATCACATCCGATAAATTAGGTGCAGATTTTTACATTGATGATAAAGCAATTACAATTGAGAATGGAGATTGGCATTCTGTTAAGAAAATTATTAAATCGAGAATGCGAGTTGATTAATTTGGAGGTATTTAAAAATGGCAATTAAAAATTCATTTGCGAAGGTGCCAAACAATAGACTAACTAGAAACTTCGGTGGTACAATTGCTGGAGTAGCTGATCCTTATTTAACCGGTTATCATTTTGTGTATTTTGCAGGAATACCAACTGCATTACCAACGTATGCAGATCTTCCGGATACACAAACAATTGGTAACATTTTAGCTGCTTCTTGTTTATCTGTTACACCACCTGGAGGAACACTGAACAAAGTTGAGTTTACAGGACTTGGAGGAATCAAATGGTCAGTTCCTGGGAATATTGACTACGGAAACTCTGTTTCTGTTAAATTCTTAGAGTTTAATGGAACTCCGCTTCTAAATATTATGCACGGTTGGATTAAGATGATAAGAGATTATCGTTCTGGTGTTTCCAATCTTGTTGATGGAGAGAATCTTGATGGTTATACAAAATCAACATATGCGTGTGTAATGTATTATTGGACAACAGCACCAGATGCAAAAACGGTAGAGTATTATGCAGCATACGACGGTGTATTCCCAACTAAAGATCCGCAAGATCTTTTTACAAGTGATGTGGAAACAGTTGGTAGATTGGATGTTGAAATTGAGTTCAATTGTGATTATGTATGGCACGAATCGTGGGTAAAAGATAAATGCACAATTCTAGCTGAACAAGTATACGGAATCAAGGAATCAGTAATTGAACAATATGGAAATATAATTCAATCATCAACATAATTGAAACTGGAGGACTATTAAAATGATAATTCCCGATAAAATTAATTTAAGCGATTCTTTACTTTTTATGCTTTCATGCAGAGAAGCACTAGTAGGAATAGTAGAATCATCCTCTATGCTACCAGCTGAGAAAGGTCGCACAAAAGATTTCCTTTTCAATGAGGCAACAGATTACCAAATTATGTCTCTTATTGTAAAGGGAGAGTTACCGAAAGAAAATTATAACATTTATGAAGAACTTATTCTTCATATGGAATTAAAAGAACAGGTTTTGATGGTATCTGAATTTTTTGATTCTAAATTTGGAGAAGGATTTTCATTAAAAATGATAACAGAGATTGGTCCGTTATATCCAAATTACTCATCAAACAAACCAATAGTTGAATTCCTTATGAGTTCAAAAGCAAAAGTTATTTCTGAAGGACCTGCCGCAGAGATTGGAGGTGCTGCTGAAAAAGTTAATAGACTTTGGACAGCATTTAAAAATACACCTCTTGGAAAAGATCTCGCTCCTGGATCAGCTATGAGGGATAGCGAAGTTAAAAAATATTTTATGGGTGTTCTTAATAAAGCGAAAGGTAACGTGGATGCTGCTATTCAATCTGTAAAAGATGATGCAAAACAAGGATGGTTAAAATCAAAGTTTGAAAAAATTAATCAAAATATGAGTCCATCTGAAAAGAGATTTGAACCAAGAGCTGCCGAAGGTTGGTGGGATAAAATCCAAAGCCAAGTTAGAGTAAAAGCTTCTGGTGCAAAAAATGCTATGGATGCAGCAATTCACCAAGCTAAACAATATTCAGCTCAAAATCCTAATGCTAAATATATTGCTGCAGCTGCATTAGCAGCTCTTGCTATTTATGGTGCATATAAAACATATAAGAGGTTCTTTAGTAAAGCTGCAAAAGCATGTTCTGGTAAGGGTGGTGCAGAAAGAAAAACTTGTATAAAGGGTTATAAAGTTCAAGCCCTTAAAGCTCAAATTTCTGATCTGCAAGCAGCTGCTGGAAAATGCGGTGCATCTAAAGATCCTGGAAAATGTAAAGCAAGTATTGGAAATAAAATTCAGAAACTACAATCAAAGGCGCAAAGAGCTGCCGCTTAATTTAATGAGAATTGAAAGGAGATAGACGATATGTTTAAAGGATTCGATGTAAAACTTCCGGAATACGAGGTTATAACACCTCAAACAGGTCTTTCGTATCACGTTAGATCTTTAAATGTTCAAGAAGAAGAAAGACTAAAAGCAAGTTTCTTAACTCCAAAGAAAGCTAATGATCACTTGAATAAATGTATTTTCGATTCATGTGTCAAGAAACCAGAGGAGATAAAAAATTATGATTCTTGGTTAAAGCAAACAACCTTAAAAGATAGAGATGCATTGTTATATGGTCTCTATCATATTACTTACGAAGATATAAGAAATTACGATGTTACCTGTGGATCTTGTCAGAGAAGTTATTCTGTAACAGTTAAAGCATCCGAAACATTCAATTTTAATCCATATAAAGGAAAAAAAGCAATCCTTGAAAAAAGGAAAGATATCGAAATGCCTGTATCGAAAGGCGTTTTTGTTACACTGAGACAACCAACTCTTTGGGATGAAGTTATGGCTCTTAAAACTTCTACTGGAGAAGGATCTCTTGATATT